CCAGATGAAATAATGGTCATTGATGATTAGAAACAAGCCAATGGCGATCATACCAATGGCGAGTACTGAGTGTGTCGGGTGATCTCTGATCTTGTTTAGCATTGTCATCACTTCCTTTTATACGTAATGTTAGCGTTTAAAATCTGAGCAAGATATTTCTCCATTGTGTAACAACGCCAATATAATGATCATCATTAGTTTGAGCTAGTTTTCCATCAATAATACCAATGCGACTGCCAACAGTTAGTGAGGATAGAGGCGTATCATCGCGGCTGAGATAACCAGCATATTTGACGACCCCCTGTTCTCCGGGAGCAATGTCTTCAAGCGCAATTCCATATGCCATATAGACGGCATCTGTTGGCCCCATTGCGATTCCTTTGCCAATGTCGGTTAGTTTTATTGGTGTTCCATCTTTAATGATATCCTTGCCGATATTCGTAATACGTGCAGTTTCATCGCAGAACTCAATTGGCAATCTTGCGCCGGCAGAATTAACGGACCAATATGGTACCTTAGTATTGCCACCGCCTTTCAATTCAAAGCGCATACCGGTTTTGCTATCAGGGACCTCCTCCATGACGTATATATACTTGTCAATATCACAATTATTGATGGTAACGTAGTTCATATCGTCTCCCGATCCGTAGGTACCAAAACGAATAGAGTAGTCAGATCCCGTGACAAATTTGCACTGATTGAATGTGAAGGTATTGTCCTTTTGATTAGCGTTGTCATGTGCAGACCAAACGCTACTTACCGACTTAAACACAGTATTTTCAAAATCATATGAGCCACCAGACCCAGTGCCAATCGCGTAGGCCTGTGTGGCTGACCACAAGCCTGATGCATTGCCAAGGTGCTCGATGTGACAATTTTTGACAACGCGAGTCAGTCCTGATACGCCATTGCCAGTCTCGTCATGCACAGCATATCGAACGTTTTTGCCGATGATGTCCAAATTCTCAAGCGTGTGTGTGTGCAGAATGCTGATCACGGATATGCGTGTAGAACTAGTCTTTGTTGCAACATTGTCTGGTACCTCAAAAGTTATTGTCGCGTGAGGGTTACCAATTAGGCTAACTCGATCGGGCAAATTCAATCCAAACAGCTCACCTGATGCCGCCGCATCAACACTTGTAATATAACTAGCGCCCCCCATAGCCGTATATAGATCATAAACGCCTTCTTGAAGATATATAGTCGCATCACTATAGTTCGTATCATTTGAAAGATCATTAATTGCTTTTAGTAGTTCCGGCGCTGTTGATACTGTGATTTTTTTGTGATTATCGGCTAGTAAATGTTTCCCTGTTATCCATATGCCAAAAACGCCCGCTGGAAATGTTCGCATATCGTTGGTTATATCAGCCAAAGGCAAATTAAACACTTTTGGCGTAGTACTTTGTGCAGACACACAGATATATCCATCTTGATCTGCAGTGTACTCAATATCGCCAGTTATATCCGTGGTCGAAAACTGAGATAATTTGTTTCCCTGAATATCAGTGAACCCAGAGAAAAATAAACGCGCTTGCAGTATTGACCAAGTCTCTCCCTTATGAACATGAACTTTATTGTATGCCCACATGCCAGTAGCATTTGTTGTTTGGCCAACAGGTTGACCCACGTTTCCAGAAAAGTACCAATAGGCATTTTCTACTGCATTGCTTTTATCCAGAGATTGATTAATTATCTTGATAAGATTTTTGTTATAGAAATTTCCATCAGAAAAATATTCGTAAATAGCATCAACTTTTGTTTTCAAGTCTCTGACCGTGCCATCGATTATAGTAATATAGTCATCAGCTTTGTCTTGACTGATATCGATAGATTCTTTAACGATGAAAGTTAAATCATATGTTGCTTGCTGTCCATCAGTATCATTAAGCGAGAAGTATGCCTTTGTGATTTTTCCAGCTTCCGACCACAATGCGTTAGGAATTGCATAATCAAACTTGCCGTTTGTAGGTTCAGTTAATGTTACGCCGGCGTTGTCGGATACCACAGCGGTTCCATTTGCTGTTTCAGCAATCAGATTAACTGTCTGATGAGTCAAGTCAACCGCAGTCCCGCGGTCTGTAATTGTCACGTGCAGTGTAACAGCACCGTTTTTATCGCCTTGGCGTCCTATGATCGGCTCTGGGATTGTTGAATTGTAACTATCAAGTAAGATGTCATATGTTCTGATTGCCATTTGGTATCAGTCCCTCCATTTTTTCCAAATCTTTGTAAGTGTCTTTTGTATCAACGAGGCGCTGATCCTCAAATCCTCGGCGCTTGCCTTTCAGTTCCCAGCCAAACGATGAATTAGGACTGTCTGACGAAACGATAAAGTAGTTCTTGCCACGTTCGGAAACCCATAAATGCGCATCACTGTAAGCTGTCAAGAACACTTGGTAAGGCTTGTCTGTATTAATCAAATCAAAAACGAGCGGATCAATGTCTACTCGCACTGTTTTGTCATCGTCCGTTTTACTTTCGCTAATATCCCCGACATAGTTTTCTGCCAACTCATATGCAGGCGTAGCACGAACACCATCACGCGTGACTTGCACAGCATTTTTTGAACCGTTATAGACGTTGAAGTTGCCAAGAATGTCAACATGGTCGGGGTAGACATTGAGTTGGTTACCTGCCCCAGCATTGGCACTCAAAACAATTCTACTAGGATGAGTTATCCAAAACGCATTGTCCTGTGTGCCTGTAATGGCACTCCGCAAATGTCCGGGAAGAGAATATCTTGGGTCGCTCCGTGTCGCGTCTTTTGGGATGCTAAGAACGCTCCCATATCCCGCAGAGTTACCAACATCGGCAGCAATATCCAATACCTGTCCGGCATATGCACCATAGTAAACTCCGCCAATCGCGCCTGTACCCATGTCGTGTGAAGATCCCACTTGGCCGAGAGTAGTTCCCTTCGTACTAAACGTAATGAACCCAGAACTAAGCCTAGTCTTAAAAAGGTTATCATCAGTAACCGTTTCAAATGCCACCCCAGAAATGAGGTTACCAACAATTCGCTCAGCAACAACGCCATCAGCAGTGATAGCGCTTTTGAATGCTTGGCCTCCGTCAGTAGATACACCTAGACCGGCGCTGTTAAGAATCACAACCTTATTTGAGTCTGACTTGTCAACAGCGATTATTCCTTGATCCGTGAAGTTGAGCTGCGTTCGTGCCGCTAGAAGACTATTAGTCGCCAGCTGCGCCTGTGATGTTAGCCATTCATTAGGCACTGGAATCTTGCCAGCGGCTACGTTGGATAGTGTTGATTGTGATGTCTTCTGCTGTTCGGCAAATGATAGGCTACCGCATTCAACTTCCGTTTTGGTTCGTGTGCCGCGAATATCGTAATCACTGGTTACTTTGATGATCCTAACCTTGTCACTGAAGTTAAGATTCTCATCAATCACTGTGATATAGTCGCCGGGTTTTGCCATCGCGTATTTGTAGCCAACAGATTGCAAGTCAACAAGGTTTAGGGTGAGTGAGATTGCCCAACTCTTGTCAACTCTTTCTTTCACAGCAGCAAGCAGATTGTCGGCAATCGTGTACCGCTCATCAGCAATAGGAACAGCTTCAATGGCGCCAAACTTGGGATAGTAGTAATCATACAGTGGTGACTTGTACTCAACTTCTAAACGCTTGCTTGTGGTGTCATCTGGTTTGCTGTATGCACCATATCCACGTCCATAGGTGGCAAAGCTTGTGTTGTCAGTCTGAATCTCTGCTGTGTCCAAATTGAACTTTTTACGAACGATGGTAGACAGATCAGACCCCATGGCTGGCACGACATGAACAACTGTGCCTTCAACCGAGAACTCAACGTTTGCTTGATCAATGATGTCGTTGAACAGTGACAGACGGTCACTCATACCCCAATCTTGCTTTTCAAAAGCCGCAACTGAGGCCGTGTTGTCGTACGTGTAACCGGTGCCAGCAAACAAAGCGTCAAGATAGCTGGCGAGCGGGTGTGAGCCATTCCATTTTTCGTAAAAGCCTGTCTTGCTCATTTTGTAGAAGAATGCCTGAACCGCGCTGAACGCCACCGTGTTCTCTTTATCATTCTTCGTGTATGTGACAACAACGTATTCTTCATCAAGAAACGATAGCGTCCAGCCTTTGGCGATGTTTGCCTTAACATCTTGGCCAAAATAGATTGTCCCCGATAATGACTTCTCACCATTCACCGCATCGGTTTTATCAATCTCGCACTGGGCTTGATATTCATTATTCTCAACGTCTGTGAATGTGATCAATAATCACGCCTCCTATGCGTATAGATTTTGAAAACCGAGAATCCGGACTTTGCCTGGCACGTTGCAAGTAATTCGGTTAGGCTTATCCGGTTGCAAAATAAAATAGGCCTTGTTCGTCTTGCTGACGATGCTCAGCCCATTCTGGGTGTAACTAAATCCATTCAGCAAAAACACGTCACCTGAAGCTACACTACCGCTGTATGTCAGCTCAGTGTCATCTATTTTGAACGACAATGAAGATGCCGAACCAGTTGCGGTGAATTGGATAGTGAACCCTTGCTCGAGCTGATTGCATGGGACGGTGCCTTGGTATGGAACGTTGCTGACAACATCAATATCATTCGGTGGTGTTTCACCGTAAGGCAACTTCATCGTCTTGAATTCGGCAGTTAGCTTATACAAGAGTGTCCCATTGACGTTGCCAACAAGCTCCATCTCAGGCGCCTCAGTGTAAACGAGGAACCGCTTGTGAGATGGATAGTTGCTCAGCTTGTCGTAGTACCCACCAGACGTCTCACCAGGTCGTTCCATGGCCGTGTTGGGTGTTGTTTTGAGCTGAGTGATGTAATACCCGTCTGGGTCGGAAAGCAGCGCATACAGCTTCTCACGAAGTGTTTCTTCCTCGTCTATGTCGTCAGCACGGTAGTAACCGGTGATATTGATTGTCTTGTCTGTGTGCCAGCCTCCAAAATCAATATTGCCGTTTCGCTGATCGAGCTGCTTGCTGTTTCGAGTGACCGATGGTGCTGACTCCTCGAAATCAGTTATTAGCACCTTATATTGGCTAAGGTAGTATCGGCTACCATCAAGCTTTTCAACTAATAGATCCATGTACTACCCTCCAATCGGTCGAAAGTAGCTGCTGACGGCTGCGTCATTAGCGTCCGCTTCTTTGACCATGCTGTTAATGCCGTTCTTATCTACGTTATTTTGAACGTAGATGTTAGGCGTGATTCGTTCGCTTGCATCAATTGACTGAGTGACATCGCCCGAACTGAATTGCGTGCCAGCCATAGACAAGTTACTGATATTTGCCGACATGTTGTCAGAAATATCGCTTGCCATACCGGAAACTGTCTTTTGAACAGCTCCGAACGACTTTTGTAGTCCTTGATTTAAGCCGCCCATGATCGCATTACCAGCGGGGATTAAGAGCTTGGCATCATAGCTGATTGGGCCTTTGTGCTGTTTAATCCACGAAGCGATACCACCAACGAACCCCTTAACGGCTCCCCATGCGGCTTTCAAGCCATTCAAAAGTCCATCCATGATTGCTCGACCGGCTCCAATAAGAATGCCACCGGCACCACTGAACAGCCCTTTGATACCGCTAATGCCTCCACTTACAGCACCCTTGGCACTACTCATTGCACCGCTAATTGTATTGACGATGCCGTGGAAGATGCTACTTACAACTGATCCTAGGCTGCGCAAACCAGAAGCAAGGATTTTTATTGCTCCTCCGACAAGAGCAATGCCAGCAGCAAGGACAACAAGCCCTGCGCCTCCGACAACCCCGCCTGCGCCTAATACAACGAGAGCAGCACCAGCCAAGGCGCCACCAGCGGCCAGAGCAACCAAAGCAACTCCATATGCCAGAGCAGCAACTGCACCGGCCGCATCAGCAACCGCGTTGGCAGCACCAGCAGCGGCAGCAGCTAGTAATGCACCACCAGCAGCGGCTCCAGAAGTAGCTACCAAAGCTAACCCCGCTCCAAGAAGAAGACTAGCAGCCCCTGCAAGTGCAATGCCAACTGCTAATACTGCCACTCCAGCAGCCAGAACAACAACTGCAACTCCTGCAAGCACAATGGCAGCAGCGGCAATTGCTAGTCCCGCTCCAAGTACAATAGCACCGGCACCAGCAACTAATGCGCCAGCACCGAACACAATCAGTGCTCCGCCTAATGCCAGAATGCCGACAGCGGCAGAAGTACCATAGGTTGCAATTGTCGGCAGTTGAGTAGCCAATAGCGCAAGCCCAGCGGTTGCTAATGCAATCCCTGCACCGACAAGTAAGACAGCTGCACCAAACGCCAGCATGCCGACGGCCCCAGCAGTCAACGCAGGTGCGACAACAGCGAAGATCAGTGCAAGGCCACCGATGGCAACACCAATTGCCAACACAAGTGTTGTTGCATTGCCGCCAGCCTTTTGGAAGTTAGTTAATGCGACAACCAACAAGGCAATACCGACTGATGCCATCAAAACCGCTGCACCCATGGCCAAAAGCCCTGTTGCGTTTGCAGTCAATGTAGGTGCAACCAGTTTCAAAACAGCGAGAATGACAACAATCGATGCTGTCATTGCCGCTAATGCCACAAGACCAGCGGTGCCAGTCTTAGCTAAGGCGGCAACACCGAACGCTAATGCGGCAAATCCGGCTGCTGCTAATCCAATGCCAAGACCAGCACCGGCTGCCTTTGCGCCCATGGCAGCAATCTGACCAGCAGAAGCAGCCATCGGTTTAGGCAGGCTCGATGCGCTCTTCCCTAATCCTTTAATTAGCCTTACTGGTGCACTAATTGTTTTTATCAGCTTTCCTAGTCCACTTGATAATAGGCCAAAAGCCACCAATGCAATCGCAATTACTGGCGACCAAGCAATCAATCCTTTGACAAAACCGGCCATTGGGCTTTTGGACTTGTTAAGCCACGTTGCAAAATTACCTAATGCGTTAGCTACAGATTGAATTTGTGGCGCAATTGTACCAATGCTCGTTTTGATAACAGAATCGAATGCGTCTTCCATCTGAGAAATTGACTGACCAACGTTTTTGGTCATATTGCTAGAGTTGTCAGACAGATATTTATTTGCGGCCTTGGATGAGCTGCTGACTTTTCCTAAAGAATCAGAGTAAGCGTCCCAGCCAGACTTCCCACTCTTAGTTTTTTTCTCTGTCTGGATCAAAAGCGGCAGCATAGCTTTGGCGCCAGCGGCACCATACAGATTAGTCAGAGCGGCTACCTTTTGAGACTTACTCATGCCATCAGTCGCTTTTGCAACTTCTTTAAGAATTTGTGGGAACGGCTTAAATTTACCTTGAGCATCTGTGTAAGTGATACCCAATTCTTGCATTTCGCCAGCAGCCACCTTTGACGGGCGTGCCATCAGAGTTAATGCGTGAGCCAAGTCTTGAGAACCTTGTGCAGCCCCAAGACCAGCATTACTCATCAGCCCAATGGCAGTTGAGGTGTCTTTAATGCCAATGCCTAATGTGGCAGCAGTGGAACCAACGTTAGCAAATGCTTGCCCCATGTCTTCGACTTCGGCATTGGACATGTTAGCATTTAAGGCCAAGATAGCTGAATCTTTAGCTGCGTTCTTAGCGCCTCCACCCCAGATATTCATTGCTTGCTGGACAGTTGTAGCAGTACCCGCTAAATCAGCTCCGGCAACCGCAGAAGCCTTGGCAATAGCTGGAAACTCTGTTTTTAGGTCTTTGATTGATGCACCGTTACGAGCCATTTCAATCATTGCATTACCAGCATCTTGGGCACTGATGGGTAAAGTTTTACCTAATGAAAGTGCTTCTGTTTCGAGATCCTTCATATCGCCCTTAAGCGACTTGTTACTGGAACCAGCAATGACGGCTGCCTTGTTGATCGACTCTTGGAAAGTGCCATAGCTTTTGATAGCCCCGGCTGCCATAGCGCCTACAGCAACTCCCGCAATCGTGCTCGCTTTACCGATGCTTGCCATAGCTCCACCGACTCGTTGGCCTGCATTAGAAGCAGCGTCAGTGCCAGCTTTGACTGAGGTCGCTAGGCTTCCCATTGCTGATTGGAATGGTGCAATGTTTGCTGTGAATGTTGCGACTACGTTTGCCATTAGCTATCACCTCCAAATATGGCGTTGAGTTTCTTAATCATTTCGACATCAGGCTTTCTTTCTCGATTGCCATTACGTTTGAGTATCTTTTGCTCGGCTTTGTCAATATTCTTATAGCCAGTTTTAACTGATCGCTTAGGGTTCTTCGCGTTCTGGATATTGGCAATATTGACGGCAAGTTCCATCAGATCACGGCGCATATCAACATCACGCAAAAAGGACCCTTCCAACATTGAACGGGCTTCCCACATATACAAACCGAATGGCATATTGGGATCATATATCCCGTGACGGGCAAAGTCAGTTAAGAGAGACTCTTCTTCATTGCGTCCAGGGTATCCTTGGTCGCTGCTTCTTGAATCTTCTCTTCGGCTGTCTTGTTCTTCTTGTCCGTCAATGCTTTCCCGTATTTTTCGGTCAAGTTCAGCCAGCGTTGTGCTGCGTGTTTGAAAAAACCAGACTCATGAAGCTCCTGCTCAACTTCTTTGAATAGTTCTTGCGACTTGCCGTCTTCTTCGGCCTTGTCGAGTGCGTCCATGATGTCATCATCTGTGTATGACTTTGGCAGCAGCACACGTAATGCTTTGAATAGTGCCATGTCGTCATCAGTAACGAATGCCAGCCAGATTGAGCTTGCACCATCGTTGGCACCTTCCGCAGAGCTATACAGCTTGTTTGCCCGAAACAGCGCACGGAAATTGAACTTGGCTTCTACTGGTTGACCTTTTACCTTAATTTCTAACATGAATATCCTCCTAGATTGTCGTCTCAGATCGGCCGTAGCCTACTCGTCTCTGTTTGTGATTGATTAAGCGTGTGACGTGGTAGTGGTAGTTACTGCACCGTCAGCAAATTCGCCTGCTTTTTCGCCTGGGCGTTCGTAGTCGTACAGTTCACTAAGTGCTGCCACCTGATCGTCCGACAGAGGGAAGGTGCCGGGCGTACCGTCAGCGTTCTTGTCTGCCAATTTACCGATGATGTTCAAAGTGAAGTCCATTTCGGAGAAACTGTCTTCATCGGAAATGTCGGCACTGTCGACAATACCATAGCCAAACATTGCTGGATAAGCCTTGTGGTCGCCTTCGACAACTGCAAGTCGTTCATCAACAATGACGCGCCATACCTTAACTTGCCGGCCATTGTGCTTGGCATCAATAATGATGTCGTTTGCGGTGTCCCCGGGAACCATGTAGCTCGTTAGCTCAATGCTATCTTCATTGGTTGACGCTGCTACAACGCGACCCATCTTGGTTTGTTCATCAAGAGAATCGCCTTCGATACTTGTATCGCCGGACTCTTGGTGAGCCGGCAAGATTGCAGGACTACCAATAGGCGCTACTTTAGGATCTGTCGATTGGATAAAGTACCAAACGTCTTTACCACGATAAGGGGTATCTTTTACATACTTAATGCCATTGTTTACTGGAACTGCCATTTTAATAATCTCCTTCTAAAGTAATGAGTAGCATACAACGACGTAGTGGTGTGCTCTCGCCCATGCTTGTGTCGATTGAATTAGATGCCGTTAATGACTGCCACCGTGTCACCTTACTAAGCGACCATTTCACCTTGCGAACGAAGTCTTCCCATTCAGCCGGTGGTGTGTCGATGCTGTCGTAGATGTCGATCTGCTGGCCTACGCTCGAAAGTGTCCCCGTCTTAGATGACATATCCGCATCAACGTGAACGTTCACGAAAACCAGTGGTAACACGTTCTTAGCGTCCGGCTGAACGAATACAGGGTTGAGGCCATCAGCGGTCAATTGAGTTTGCACATCTTCGTACCATTGAGAGAGTGTCATTTGAACGCGGCTACCTCCTTCAACTTGTCCATTGTCGTTTTAATGAAAAACGATTGTGCTGCTGAAACGGCTGGACGAATGAATGGCTCGGCTGACATTTTGTAGGTACCAAATTCCACAAAAGATGAATAGTCAGCTTTGGCATCGACAGTTCCCGTTACAGATGTAGCTGTCTTCTTGACTGGCTCAACACTAATGTTGTTTGCCATGTATCCGGTTCTTTTTGGTGCCACCTGTTTAGCTGTGGCTTGCACCTGGCCAGTAGTGATCTTCATCGCTGATGATGCGGCTTCAATAGTCGCTCCGGCTGTTGCGCTTAGTTCTTCCATCAATTTATCGAGGCCTGACCATGTGACATTGGTATTAGTCATTGCTTGCACCTCCAGACACGATGAAGACAGTTGACTTGCGGTTCACGAACGTCTTGTTGATGGTCCATTTGACACCGTCAACCTCAATTTCATTTACAGGATTTACTGGGTTCTTGACGTGTACTTCATAAGCCATCGTGTTCACAAGTCCGTATACAGACAGTTCTTGTGCACTGGTAATTGGGATTGTCAGGCAAGTGACCGTCTCGCGTGTCTCTTTCGGCCTATCATGCAATGGATCAGCCGGCGGTACCTTCCTAATGAGGGTGATTCGATTGTTGTATCTCATACGAACCTCATTCCCGGCCTGCGGCTTTGCGATGACTCACGGTAGACGTCAAGCGCGTCGGCGTACTTAGACAAATCTATTGCTTCCCACGTGTTTGATATGTTGCCTTCGGTGCCACTTTGCTTGCCTTCATCACCGATGCGGTTATACATCTTCACCACAATGTCCTTGATTACCCATGCAACTGCATCTGGCACAGTCTGATTGACAATACCGTCTTGGTTGATATAAGTCAGCACACGTGCTGTGGCGTCATCAATCAGATCATTCAACAAGTTATCTTGCATTGTATCGGCCAAACCAATACGTAGCTTTACACTGTCTAAAATTGCCATCATTTCACCGCCTTTACTGCTTGCACGTACTTGTATGAGCACTTTGTCTTGTCTACGAAACTAAGATCATCATCAAACGGCGTTCGGTTTACATACTGCCCTTTGAAGAACAGACGTTTGTCATCAACTGTGACACCAGCATTGTGCATGATCTTGGTTTCGTTCCATCGTTTCAAGGGGTCAGTAGCCCAGCAAAAATCGAGTTCATCACTGATGACGGGACCGATATTGAAGTACATCATATTCCATAACTGCGACCACATTTCTGCGGTCCATTTCTGGATATTGCTGTCGACCGTTTGCAGGTATTGCCATAGCCGGTTGCTGTCGGCATACACCTTCCGCCAGTATTCAGCTGACGGGTGACTGATGAGCCACTGAGCACCACCGGAATTGTGGTTGATCGTCTCAAGTGAAGCTACCGTAACCCCGACAATATCAGCCATGTGTTTCAGAATCTCTTCTCCGTGTTCGCACTGCTTGATATAGTCAACGCTGATATAGCCAAGCGTGTTGCTACACAGCCATCGATCAGGCTTTGCTTTCAGCTTGCGAAAGTCTGGCCGTTTGCGGAAGATCACATCGCTGTCGAAGTAGAAATAGTCTTCATTCTCACGTTCTTGATCTTCTGCAAGATATTGCCACCACAGCCAAGGCTTCACAGACGGGATATATTGCTTGTCTGAGCGCTTGTCGGTATACGTGTGTACTTCTACGCCATATTTGCTGGCAAGCGTTTCTGGCACCTTAGAATCATGCACAGTGAAGAGCAAAACGACATCTTTCATGTCAAACCCGACACTTTGCAGATTGGTTAGGCAGACTTCCAGCTCCCACTCAAAACGCTTGATAGCGGGTTGACACAAAATAAGCTTCATTCTGTCCTCCAATCAGCCGCCCGGTTTCCCGTACTGTCCTATTTCGATAGGCGACTTGCATCAATTAATTAAGCGTGCGAAGTGGTGGTAGTGGTAGTAATTGGCTTTACCTTGGTAGTCGTGGTAGTTGTTGACGTCCCGGCAGTGAAGATTGCCTGACGGTTGTCATCGCTGATCCACTGACCTGCCTTACCGGCACCTTGCAAAGCAACGCCCGCAAAGTTCTCAGATTGAATGGTCCGAACAACGTTGATACCGGTGAATGCGCGGCCAATGTTATCAGGTGCGAAGATGATAGACTTGCCAGCCATGTAACGAGTAGGCGTCTTGGTGACAACGATGTCACGGAAACGAACGATGCCGTTTTCATCGATGTTCACAGCAGAGCCCTTGGCGCTGGTTACCAACGCGTGGTCGATGATCGCGTTGTAAACTTCGGCAGTCACGTATGCACGCACTGGGACAACGACTTCAAGGTCGGTGTAGCGTTCGGAAGCCGCTTCGAATACCTTGTTCACATCATCAACCGCACCAAGATCAGCCGCAGCACTAGCAACCAAGTAGGCACCAAGCTTGCCGTTGAATAGACGCGTCTTAGCTTGTGCTTGCAAGTTCAGGCGGTCAGCCACTGCAGCATTTAGATCGTTGTTGACAGTTAGTTGGTCGATACCTTCGTTGAAACTCCAGCCAAATGAATATGGTACATCAATGTCGCCATAGATAATTTCCTGCATTGGCCCGAAGCGGTTAGATTTGCTGGTGCCAGAGCCAAACGCGACGTTTGGATCGGTATTGTATGTGCCAACAGCAACCGGAACGTCATTTGCCTTAACACTGAACGCAATCGCGTTGTTTTGAATGCCATCGAGTGCTTGCAAACCACCAAACGTTGGGGCGAATGTGCTTTGCACGCCGAATACGGTCTGAATTAAACCAATGAATTGCTTTTGATAAGCGCGTACTGGTAAATCGTTGTTTTCTGTAGCCATGATTAGCTACCTCCTATTTCTGTTTGTATTGTGCCATGATTTTCTTGAATGGATCGTCAGCACCATCAAGGGCAGAAGAGCCATTCTTAGGTGGGTCGGTTTGCAGCTTAGATTCAACCTGCTTGTTGACCGTCTCTTGTATAGACTTGCCGAGTGTTTCAACAGCCGACTTGATCTTGTCTGCATCACCCAAAGCAACCAGCGAATCGGTCAGTTCACCGGGCAATCCCTTATCGACCAACAGTGACTTGGTACTTGCAGATAATTCACGCTGATTGAGTTCAGCCTCACGCTTGTCCAAGGCCGCTTGACGTTGTTTTTCCAGTTCTTGTGCCTTCTCATCGGCCGACATCTTAGCCAGCCGTGCGCCTTCGCTCTTGGCATCTTCGAGCGCCTTAGCCTGTTCTGCTTCCCACTTAGCCTTAGCTGTTTCCAGCGCCTTAGCTGCACGTTTATCGGCTTCACTATCTAGCTGAGCCTGCGTATATGTGGTTGGTGCCTGAGTGGTGGCTTCGGTTGTATCGACTTCTTCTTGAGTTTGTGTTTCTTCTGCCATGATGGTTCCTCCTGTTTAGCCCAAAACAAATAGACGTGCTAAATGACCCCAGCCACGCTACAAGGCCCAGCCACGGTCACACGTCTTTCACTTCACGCTATTATTTTTGGGTAGTTTAGGGACTTGCTCAGGTCACGAGATTACTTTTCTACGGGTTCGTATGTTTCTTCAAAGATGTCAGGCTTGCACGGATAGAATTCGCCATGTACGCCCTTGATGATGTAATCGCCAACTTGAGCGGTCATAACGCCTTCAAGTGTTGGAATCTTCAAAACTGGGTTATCCGGATCTTCATATGACACGTTAACCGGATCTAATCCAAGGCCATCATTGATCTTAATTAGTGTATCTGGATCGTCAGCAAACTGAACAGCTTCAATTTCAACCGGCTTCTTACGATATTTCATAGCATTTCCTCCTAGATTAAAAACTGTATTCTTGTTTGATGTCGTCTAGCCCATGCACTTTTGCTACTAGCTTAATATCAACCTTTGTAAAGTCGCCAACTTTTGATTCGATATTCATACCGGTAATCCCATCAATGCGTGCCCCGTTAAGATAAGGCCCGTCTTCTTTGAACTCGATTAACGCAGCACGAGGCCCTTTTGGCAATTCTACACCGACGATGCGTTTATCTAATCCTTTATTCACGTTGTATGCGCCAAGGATAGCTGCACCTAGCTCATGGTCTTTGATGGCATTAGCTTCTGCTGACAATTCAAGTAGCCGTTTCTTGATGCCTTCACGCGTTTTCAAGCCTTTATCACTCATCACATTTCCTCCTTGGCCTCTTTGAAGGCTTTCTTCAGCTTTGGAAACTGAATTGCAATCCAATCAATAATCTCTTCATTTCGAGCCCAGTCAGTATTGCTGTCAAGCCCTGATTCGTGTAGAAAAGCATGCACAATCTCGTGGCGAAGCACCTGCCTAAAGTAAGTATCCATGTCTTCCCAATTGCGCGGGCCCCTTTTGAGCTCCTCAATGATTATTTTCTTTGTGGTAAAGTCTGTGAATCCGTCTGCTTCTTCAAGAAGCGGATAGTCTTTTCTGTTCTGATTAACGAGCACCTTATATTCAATGCCTAGAACGTCAACTTTGAAGTTTTCCATTTTTCCTCCTAATCATCGTCTACTTCATCGCCGGTATCGTATGCTGCCCATGAGCAAAGACAGTTGGGATGAGCTGGAATCATGCCCTCAGCTTGCTTCAGTGTGTAGACCTCGCCACTGTGCTGTAGGCAAATGTCACACGCTCCTGAGTTGATAACCCAAACAACCTTTTTGTATCCGGCCTCACGAGCGTTCACAATGCTTTGGTGTGCCATGACACGATCGCTCTCGGTTCGAATGATACGGTCTGACTGATACTTCATGACACCAAACTTCTTGCGAAGCGCTGGGCTTTGTGTGATTGGGTTGCTGTGCGTCAGTAACGCATTCTTCATCATCTTTTTGAGATCACTGCGCAAGGCGTCTTGATTCGACCATATGCGATCGCTCCATGTCGCACCATCGAACATCTGATTGACTGCTGATAAATCCGCTTTGATATGCTTTCCGTAAATTGATGACCCCAACTTGGCAGTCTGCTTTGCCAAATCGCCAAGAGTGGTGCCAATATAGTCTGCAACTTTAATGGCCACTGCCGTTGCGTAAACACAGGCCGCGTATGACAGCAGCTCATCGTTATTGGCAACAGATTTCTGCTGAACTCCGGCCTCTTGTGCGTCTCTATCAACTTGTTCTTTCAATTCGGGATCGTAGTAACGCGAATCGTCAGCGTGTGTGTAGTCTTCGTGTTTCTCATTGAATGCATACCAGAAGGCCATGAACGCGGCTGTGTATTTGGCAACATCACTTGCTATCTGGCGGTGCTGCTTGTCTTGTTTGTCCGCGAACGCTTTGATCCGTTCCTTCGGTGTTTTCGTCATTGTTCGTCAAGTCCTCGTTGTAATCGCTGTCTGCTCGTTGTTTGGCAATCATGTCAGTAACCTCTTGCGGATCAGTGATACCGGGTGCGAATCTGTACAGATACTCTTGCGGCAATGTCGCGCCAGCGGCAACAAGCGCTTGAATTTGCGTGATGTCATCCGTTGGTAGATTGTCGCGGAACGTGAATTGAATCGTGTTGGGATCCGTCTTCATGCCACCAGAAACGCTACTATCAAGAGCTGCAATAATCGAATAGCGTTGATATAGCGATTTCTCAAACATTCTCCGCTTGATTGCCGCCAGTTCCACAGTGCCAAGCAGCTTGTACTTCATGGCAACACCGGAAACATTGGCCGCAAAGTTGCTAGGCAAGAATGTCAATGGTCCGGACAAAA